GAGGAAAAATCCGGTAGCGGAACATTCACGATGCGGTCAAACCTCCCGGGGCGCAGGAGCGCCGCATCCAGCACGTCGCGACGGTTCGTGGCCGCGATGACGATAATGTCCTCATTCTCTTTGAACCCGTCCATCTCGGAAAGGAGCTGGTTCAGGGTCTGTTCGCGCTCGTCATTCCCCATGTTGATGCCGGCACCACGCTGCCTCCCGACCGCGTCAATCTCGTCGATGAAAAGGATGCAGGGCTTTCTCTTACGGGCGTCCTTGAACATTTGGCGTACACGCGCCGCTCCCAACCCCACGTACAGCTCGACAAACTCGGACCCAGAGATGGAGATGAAATTCGCGTTGGCCTCAGACGCAATCGCCTTGGCCAGCAGCGTCTTGCCCGTTCCCGGAGGCCCTTCCAGGAGGACGCCCTTGGGGACCTTGGCCCCGATGGCCTCGTACCGCTCGCGGTCCTCGAGAAAGGACACGATTTCCGCGCATTCTCTCTTGACCTCGGGCGACCCGGCCCATTCCTCCAGAGACACCGCCGGGATGCTCAGCTCTTCTGGTTTCTCCAAGATGGAGAACGGGGACCCTCCAGGGGGTCCTCCTCCCCCCGGTCGAGGGAGGCCACCCAAGGCACCCCCGCGCAAAATCCCCAAGAGGATGTTGAACCCGATATAAATAAAGGGAAGGTAAAACAAGGCCTGTAGGACGGTTCCTACCGTCTTGAGCCGACCGTCCTCGGAATCTACGTCCACTAGGACGTTGTTCTGAAAGGCGTCCTCGAGGACCTTGGAGGCGACCAACGGGTGCGTCTCAGTGATGGTCTCGAGACCCGTTTCCTTGTCCACGGAAAGGATGTGGTGGAGGTCTGAACTAAACACCAGGCGGTCAGTCTTGTGGTTCCGGATGCTCTCCACAAGAGCCCTTGAACTCACCACCGCGGGCGCCCCTCCTGTATCCAGCATCACCATTCGCGACCGGGGAGGAACCACAAAGGACATCACCCCCTGGACGACAAAAAGGACCAAGAAACAACAGTAGCGCATTTTTTTATCGATTTTTTTATTCCATAGAGAGACACCTTAAATCTTTTTTTCTTGATGAAAAAAAAGAAGCATGAATCGTCGAGCGGGTTCAGGGTTTGTGGCCCTTGCATCCCTCGGAACCAGGATATACCGCATTCTTTGCAAGAAACGATTGAAATCATGCTTCTTGTTCTGGTAGATAGTTCTCGATGGGAGCGTGGCTCGGGACGGGTGTGGGCGTCTCGATGCGGATATAATTCGATGGCAGGTACACGGCGAGCAGGACCACCGTGATGATAAACGCGATAGAGAGGAGAAGCAGGGCGGTTGAAAAGTTTTTCATTATTTTTATTACTCGGAAAATTCTTTTTTTTTTTAATCCATCGGAAGCTGACCAAAAGTTAGCAACGGATTCCCGTATCTCCGATGCAGCATCTTGGCCATAAAATTCATGTCAACGGTGTCTCCGTTCATAAAGTTGAACCAGCAATTCACCGGACTTACTCCTGGAGGATATGGCTCAAATAACGGGTGAGAAAATTTTTCATGACCATTAAAATTTCCATGACTCTTAAAGCCCATATCTTCCATGATGCGGATAGCTTTACGTCTTTTCACCGGCATCCTTCCGTCATGTGAAAACGTTTGATGACCGTCTTTGAGTCGTCCAAAAATTTCCTGTTTAAAATTCATTTTAATGTCTTTGCAATACAGTCCTTCGTGCCGAATATCCCATCCTTGGATACGAGGGGATACCAGCTCCAACGATGATGATGACGATGATGCAGAGCCTTTAGAGAATAATCCAGAACGAAACCTTTGGACCAAGCTTCCACCTCTAGTACTTTTTCTGGACAGACCTGTAGGGGCGGCGCTGCTCTCACCCGACCGTGATAAGAGAGAGGTTGATTCTGTGGTTGATTCTGTTTCGTTGGCCAATAGAACACCACCACCACTATGAGTTCCATCAGCCGCCGCCCCTTGAACAATATTGGCAGCTCGTCGTCCATTCGCTGCGGACGCTGTTCTTCTGAGCTCAAACGCGTTTTCCACCGCGTTTTCCACTCTTCTATCAAGCATGGTCGCTACTCGTCTTGTTTGAGCTAACGCTTGTTTTCGCAAACGTAGAATGGAATAATATCCAGCGGTAAGCGAACCAATAGTTATAACTCCGATTAATAATCCTGAACCCCACATAAATGTATTAATATCTCTAATTTGTTCATGAATAACAGCAGAGGTAGTATGATAAAATTGATTTCCATCAGTCCCATATTTACTGGATAAGGATTTTGCAACCTCATCGTCTTTTTTCGCCAATTCTTTCTGCTTCGGTCCAAGATATAATGTCTCAATAAGAGGTATTTTGGAAAGCCAATTGTGGTTATGTTGTTGTACATAATTAGTGTTCTCATAATATAAATGGTAACCACCTTTATTCATCGTATTCATTATTATTCTGTTACCTGTTTGTGTCTGTACTTCCTGGATGTATTGTCTCCAAAGTACATCATTATTTATCAGGTCGTTCTTGCTCATTTCTTTTTTTTTTTAAAAAAAAAAAAGAAATAAATGAAACCTATCTACCCAACCCTCGATGGCTATAATCAGTACATGGAAGAAACACGAGACGCCGTGCGCGTCTGCCCTGAACTATCCTCTGGGATAGAGCAAGAGGAAGACTATCAGGATACGGACACTGACACGATGGTCTATTTCGACGCTGACCTTGAAGGTGATTTCCTGGACCCGGTGGTCGCGACGCCGGGGTCCGGGTCCGTATTTGGCATCGTCCAACCCGACGGCATCTCCATAATGGTCAAGATTCGGAAACTACCGAGGATTCTGCGTGCGGACCTCCACCGGATTGTAGGCGGTCGTATCGGTCCCCGCCTGCTCGAAGTATCCGAAAACTCTTCCCGGTCGGACGGCACCCTCGTGTTTCGAAAGGTCTCCTTTGAAAAGTTCGAGGAGGCCATGTCTACTGCGCGGTTCTTGCGCCTCATGAGGAACGACCAGGTCGGCATCGTCCTCTCGACGGGAGCGCATCCAGACGGCGAAGTCAGCGGCTTTTTAAATGAATCCCTTGCGCTGTGAGAGCACGGCGTAGAGCCGGTAAAACCCGAGGAGGAGTGTGAAATGAATCATGATGCGCAGGACCAGCGAGACCGTTGTTTCCCTGACACCCAGCGGTACGGCGAGGGCCCCGGCGCACCCTTCCACCCTTGTTTTCTGGCTGGTCTTATCAGACAAAGGGTCCAAGGTCGAGGTCAGATGGTCCAAAAGGTACTCGTTGGTAAGCTGCCCCAGGGTGATGACAACCACCGCAAAAAAGATGCAGCAAAACAACCACCCAGGGTCGCTCACAAAGAGCAGGCCGTACACGAGCACGGCCCATACGAGCACGTGGAGCGTCTCGAAAGAAATCAATAGAGACCTCATCGTTTATTTTTTTTTTACCAGAAAAAAAAAATCTTTTGCTCCTTGAAAAATGAGACTAATTACGTCACAAGATTATGATAAACATTATTGCAAATTATTAGAGGTCCTGACAGGACGGGAAGAAACCGTTTCCAGAGCGCATTTCGAGAGTCTCCTTCAGTCCCTGGGGAGCCATCACCAGGTCTGGGTGGCCGAAGAAGAGGGTCAGATCATCGCCACCATGACTTGTCTCATCGAGCCAAAGCTCCTCCGCGGCGGTTCCAACGTGCTGCATGTCGAGGATGTCATCGTGCATCCCGATTTCCAAAAACGAGGTATCGGTCGAAGGATGATGGAAAAGGCCAAAAAAGTCGCCGAGGCCCATGATTGCTACAAGATTATCCTCGACTGCACGCCCGAGAACAAACCGTTTTACGAGGCCTGTGGGTTCTCCTCCAAACAGGTCCAAATGAGTTTGTATTTTTCCTAATTATTTTTTTTTGGTAAAATAAAAAATGTATGTTTCTTTGCTAATTATCCTGGTGGTTCTGGTGGTTCTTCTTTTTGGTTGGTTCTGGATATTCTACTCACCATCGAGTTCTACTAGCAGTATTGAATTGTATGAATTCAGGGGCTACCAGAAATCCCTCATGGAATTTTATAGACCCACGTCGACCAATAAAAACATTAACGCTCTTGCCATGTTCCCCATGTACGTCATCAACCTCGATTCTTCCACGTCCCGCATGGACCACATTATCGATGAATTCAAACGGTACGGGCGGCGGCCCCCGACGCGCATTTCCGCGGTCGATGGCAGGGGTGTCAAGGACACGCACAGGGGCGTGGTGCAGGGCATCCGGTACGACATCCAGTACGGGTTCATGATGACACCCATGACCGGCCCCGAGCTGGGATGTACCTTTTCTCATCTAAAGGCCATCTCCAAGGCCTACGAGGAGGGACATGAGATGGCCCTCGTGTTGGAGGATGACGTGTCCCTTGAGCTCATCCCGCACATGGACATTAGCCTATTGGAACTCGTCGAGCATGCCAATAAAAAGGACAAGGACTGGGAGATACTTCACCTGAGCGCCATACACCAGAAGGATCTCTTCAAACGGATGAGGTCTCGTCTTACACTGGGCACGGGCAGCGACTATTCTGACATATTTTGCGCCACCGCGTACCTTGTTCATAAACGAGGCATGAAAACGCTCCTTACCAAGTTTATGCCGCAAAAAGATACGGTGGTCATCCACCGATTGAATACACATGAAAAATTAAAAAGCTATGTGTCGGACCATCTTCTCTACATCGAGACAAAGACCCTTGTCCCGAATCGTATTTTTTTCACACCCTTTAATAATCATAAAGAGATGGACAGCACCTTACATACGGAGCATACCGCGTATCATATAAAACAGTCTCTCGAGATTTCCAGGCGCGTCCTCTTATGGAGCGCACGTGAGACCCATCCACCCCTCCGCGTGCTCCATCAGCTCTGGTTTCATTTCGATGACAAGAACCCCAAGAGGCTGGAAGAGATGAAGCCACTACGTCAGACGTGCCTGGACGCCAACCCTGATTGGGAGTTCCATTTGTGGAATGAACAAGAATGCCTGCGGCTGGTCGAGGACTATTTCCCATCATTCCTAAACAACTACGAGGCCTATCCTCACACCGCCCGGGCGGACGCCATGAAATACGTGCTTGCGTATCTCTTTGGTGGCGTCACGATGGATATGGATATCCTCTGTTTGAAAGACATGGATACGATAGTAAGCAACCATGATATGGTGCTGACCCAAAAGAGCAAAGACCATATAAACGGTGACTTTGTCTATGCCTCGAAGCCCCACCATCCTTTTCTCAAGTTTGTGATTGACAAGCTTTCCTCTAATAAGAAACCGGTGGAAATTACGGACCCTCGGTTCCTTCAATCGTGCTATGACGAGTTTAACCGCCATCTGCCAGGGTCAGTGCATGTGTGGAAAAAATGAGGCCTTTTTTGTATTTACCGTACCTTATTTGCGATACATCCATGCTACGGATACGACTAACACTTGATGATGATGACGTCTGATAGGATGGAAATACCGCAGGTGTTCCAGGAGGCGACCACCACCAAGGCTTCCATGACCGCATGCAAGAACGTTCTCCAGCAGTATGGCCTCACGCACAGCTTTCGTCGTCGTGCCGACATGGATGGGTTTTTCGACAGGCTGAGGTGGCCCTATGAGATGCCGTGGCGCGACGAGCAGCGGGAATGCCTGGAGAGATTTGGGGACCCGGGCTGGGACGAGCTCATCGTCCAGGCCATCTTTGGCGGGGGCAAGACCACGATGATGCTCGCCATGGTTCAGCACCTGGTTCTGACGGGCATGCTCCAGGGCGAGGGTATCCAGGTATGTGCGTTTAATGTCTGCATCAAGAACGAGGTGAAAAAAAAGCTCCGGTTTCTCGGTAAAAAATTCAGGATACAGACCTTTGATTCGATTATTTATGGCTTGTGCGACGAGCTAGGTTACGACAACCTGCGGGCGTTGGATTTTGACGGCAAGCGCAAATACGTCCGACAGCACCTTTCCAGGGTTGAACCCCTCGAGGAGGTGGCATACCTGTTTGTCGACGAGGCCCAGGATTTGGAGAAGCACGCGTATGACATTTTTCGGAAGCGGTTTCCCCGCGCGCGGCGCATCTTTGTCGGGGACGTTTTCCAGTCCATCCAGAAGGAGCCACGGGAGAGTATGCTCTGGTACATGCTCCGCCGGGCAGAGGACCCCCGTGTTATTCGCTACTCGATGACCGACACGCCCCGTGTTCCCCGGTCCGTCCTGGACGAAGTCAAGGGCGCGTTGCAAGAATACTACCCTGAATTTTCGTCCACGATTGAGAAATGGACATCGAGCTCCCTCATGACTGCGCACGTTCCCATCTCGTGGCATGCGTTTGATTCGTACAAGCAGGTGTACGAGGACATGCTCGCCTTTATCCGTGAAAAGGGCCCCGAGAATGTCATGGTTCTCACGTTTAGCAGCGCAATCACCGTCCGAGGCGTGCTGGGGGATGTGTCGCGGGTGCGTCAGTTCCTCACCCAGAGCGGCGTCCCTGTCAATTCCAACCACAAGAGGATGAAGGACGACCGTCTCTTTCTTTCCACGGCCAACAGCTCCAAGGGGCTCGAACGGGACCACGTCTTTGGTTTCCTGACGTTTCCGCTCGAGTTGGCGTTTGCGAATTTTTCCGACGACCTGGTGGTGAACCTGACGACGGTGGCCCTCTCGCGGTGCAAAAAGAGCGTGTCGATGTACGTCCCCCGGTTCAAGGACCGCTTCAGCAAGGTCCTGACCCTGTACCGTTCATGCCCGGCGCCCGTGGTCAAGCCGGTCCCTGCGACGGGGGGCAAGCGCGCCAAGACCTGTACAGACGCGGTGTTTGATGACCGGCATGGGAACAAGAGGGAGATGCTCGAGAAGGAGCATTCCATCACCGAGGCCCTGCGGCTGTCCATCCTGAGCTTTTCGACACGGACCCTCCTCAAGAGCTACGCCAAGCGCTATCAGGCAACGGCAATCCCACAAGAGAACATGCACCGTATCCCGGTTTCCGAGGAAGACTCTACGTTTTGCGGCATCGTCTTTGAGACGCTCACGCTCTGCGCCTGGAAAAACAAGTGGCCCCACAACGCCTCGACAGACGGGACATTTGCCCACCACGACATTTTTCAGGCGTTTCAGAGTCGCATCCTCGCCATGCGGAACGAATTCATGACGTTTTGTCGTCGTCACCCCGTCCCGTCCACTCTGAACCCCCAGCAGCTCGTCCAGGGCGCGTGTCTGTACGGAAAGCTCCATCTCGCATGTTTTCAAAAGGTCTTTTGGAAGCACGGCCCGGACCTCATCGACCGCATCACGAGGCACTGGTGCCGCATCCGTGGGGTCATCGTGTCCCTCCAACCCTCGCATGCACAGCTCGAGACCCTGCGCGTCCAGCACAACCTCGCGATGCCCTTTCTAAACGGCATCGCAGACGCGGTGCTTCTGCCGCCCAAGGGGTCGGCGGCCCTTTTAGAGGTGTTTGAGATCAAGGCGTCCAAGTCATCGGATTGGCAGGAAAACGCCTTTCTCCAGTCCATCCTGTACGGCATCTGCCTGGGCAAGACGCTCTTTCGCCTGCACCTCGTCAACGTGTTTTCGAAAGAATCCTACTCGTACTCGGTCAATCTCGGCAAGGACTTTTTCATGGTGAGGGACGCTGTGGTCGCCGATGTCCAGCAATGGAACCTGAACTGCTTCCTCTCCAAGAACGTGACGCACCACGACCCCCAGAAGAAGACGCTCCACATCCAGGGGACCTTTTTTATCGACGGTCGCCTCGGCGGTACAGGCACCACAGACAAGAACCGGTACTTTTTGTCCGAGGTGGTGAGCCCGACCAAGACGTGCATGCATCCCCTCACGAATCTCGAGGAAGAGCTCCCTCAAAAAATCAAAGACTTTGAAATCCGAAAAATCATCGTGGGGAGGCACCTCCCTCTCGCGCACCTCGAGAGTCTGTTCCCGGACCACAAGGCCCTCTTCAAACCGCTCCGATGGGCGGCCTCCAAGAAAGAGACTCGAAACGATGCCTCCAAATGGCAGGTATACCTGCGGTCGATGGGGTGGTTTGAATCCTCGTCGTCTGTCGAGGCGACCGGGGGCACCACAGAGCCAGCCCAAGGAGAGAAAGACAGCAAGTCATACCTGGAATGGGACAACCCACAGAGCACCTTTATGGTCCAGTGGGCGCACCTCTGTACCATGTACAATATGGGAACCTAACAGGGAATCAAAGAAAGAAAAGCTTTCTATCCTCGTCTTTGGAAGATTCGATTATTTTATTTGCGTTTCAAAACAAATAAAAATTTTTACTGTACCTGGGTAAGGGTGATGGTGAGGGTGTAGGGAGCACCCGGGGAGGACACGTTGAAAAAGTTGGTCACCGGGAAAGCAACAAGGCCGTCTGAACCGTTTGTGGTGGTCGTGGTTACATACGTAGGAGACATGGCGGAATTGCCCTTGGTCTGTATCTGAGCATCCACCACATATTTGGTGTTTGGCTTGCCGGTGACTGTCACATTCACCATGAAAAGAACAGGGGTATTACCGCTGGGAGCCGAATCAAGCAGCGCGGAAAGCAGCTCAAAAGTAATAATAGCCTGGATATAGGTGGAATTATTAGCGGCAGTGGTACCGTTGTAATCATACATATAGGTATTGCTTAGAACGTGGACCACCTGTTTGGTGGTGTCGGTCCCATAAAGGTCCAACATAGGAGACGTTGTTGTAATAAGGGAGCTGGCTGCGGTACCAGTCTTAATAATCGTATTTGCTGTTGACATTATTTTATTTTCTAGAAAATATTTTTTTTTATTTAAAATTGTAATCGATGGCTCCTATCTGACACGGGCTCCTTATCGAGGATGTGATACACGATGCCGGGATAGGGTTCTTAGCAAAGGACGCCACCAGGGTGCCCATGTACGTGTTTCCATAGTTATTGAGGGCCTTGTTGTTCGAGAGCGTGGTCTGGTCTTGGGACAGGTTTGTCGAGGCGATGTAGGGCCGTATTGTCTTGAGGTAGTTGCTGCTGTTCGAGGCGTTGCCGTTGAAGATGAAATCGATGGTCATGTTGGTGGTCGCGTTGGTTGAGACGGCTTGGACGAGGGAATTGGGGGTATAATTCACAATCACTGATACGGATGCGGTGGCCACCTCGAAACAGCTCTTGTAGGAATCATAGGCGATGTACGGGAATTCAAACCTCCCGGTGTTGTTGTCTCCCGTGAGCACAAACTCTCGTGTATAAAGCATATCGAGGAGGTCGATCGGGTCTTCGGCCGTGACCGTGGGGACGATGTAGAGGGTCATAATAAATACGCTGCTTCCGGGGGATTCAGCGCATACCTTTACGTAGTAGGTGCATAGGGTGGGGAGCATCCCAAAGAGGTCCGCGAGGACCGCTGTATCCACGTTAAATGCCCTAAAGTTGCCGTTGACGAGCGGTCGCAGCCCGAGGTAAAAGGACCCTCCCTGGCCTTGATTCACCCCGTTCTGCAGCTGTAGAGAAAAGGCGGGTGGGGCGGTCAGGTACTTTTCGTCATCACCATACTTGACGAGAATACTGGTACCCGTCTGGGTATTGCTAAGATTAAATTGACCTATGGTGGTCGTTCCAACGGTGCTCTGGCCGATAGGTTGTGATGAAAGACTCAGTTTATTTCCCATTCTTATCTATTATAAAATGAGAAAAAAAAAATCTAGAATAAAAGAAAGAAATGGCGTTTCAGAATAATATTCTTGCAACGGTTGGTCTGGTACCTGAACCATCTGGAGGGATAACACTCACAAGCGATAGGGATGGGTACAATATCGCGTGCTATGATTCTTTCCGGGTCCAATTCGTTCCTCCGTTTAGCCAGTTTAGTATCGCAAACGCGAATCTCAATACGGCCCCTGCCTTGCAGAACATTACCGGGAAAGAATTATACACCGGTTCCAACTTTAGCAACCAGGTCGTGATGGCGCCTATCCAGGCGACCGCGAGGTACATTTCAGGTTTAGGGTCTTTTTCTCTAGAATTCCGATACCCGGACGCGGATACAAAGTACCCGGGGTATAACCCGATACCGCCCTTTCGTTTCGCGGAATCCGTCAGCAGCGGAAAACCTTTCGCGGAAGGGCCAGCCGGTTCTCAGCTGAATTATACCCTCTACAAGATTCAGGCACCAGACCAATTACAGGTTCCTGGTATTAGAACAGACACTAACAGTCTTTGCGTGTATGATTTGGTGAGTTATTATGATATCGCGCTGTGCCTGTATTCGACGACCGTTTCCATCAATTCGTTGGGTGTCAAAAAATACACCTTTACCCCCATCTCTCTTTCTGATATCGCAAGCTCAAACGCGGCGTTGCCGTATCCCATTACCGTAGTGCTGATGATGAGCAACCCCCAGAGGGAATTAGTCCCTGCAACAAGGGGTGACGATTTTTTTATCTACAACCCCAGCGTCTTGAATCAGAGCACCATCCCCGAAACTGACTTTCAAAGCTTTCTGACCAGCGTGTACGCCAACGTGTCCCCCGCCCTCGCGACCTTGGAAAGCGCAAACTATTCCTCGAGGGTGCTCGGGGTGCTCTATTTTGACCAGTTCTCCATCAACACCCCGCAGAGTCTTAATTGCGTCATGGGACAGGTCATCTTTAACACGAGTCAGCTACCGTCCCCGTGCGTACCCTCCGGACCTACGGGGCCTACAGGACCTACGGGGCCTACAGGACCTACGGGGCCTACAGGACCTACAGGACCTACGGGACCTACCGGACCTACAGGGCCTACCGGGCCTACCGGACCATCAGGACTTCCTATCTACCCTTTTGCAGACACGTTTAACGGGTATTCATTCTCGTTTGCGCTGACGCTAAACACGACGATCCAGGCCCAGGATACGGTGGTTCTGACGACCCTTTCCGACGACAAGTCATACTGCCTTCCTTACTACAACCAGTTCCTCCTCGAGCCGTTTGGAAACAGCAACGGTGCGTTCAAGACCAATAACCCCACCGCGGCGGTTCCTTACGGGGACAGTTTGCTGGACGCCAAGATGCTCTCTTCTTATTTTGGCGTGGCCATGACGCCAGGCACATTTAAGTTTGATTACACCAACGGGACGCCAAAGGTCACTTTTAATTACACCTACCCTGTTACTACAGACACAAGCACGTGCCCTCTGATTCAGACCGTAACCTTTACCTATGACAGCGCCAACGCAAAGACGCTGGCGAAAAGCAGCACCCAAGACATTTACGTTCCGTACTGGACCGCCGAACAGATTGGTAATGCCGGTGCATGCTACCCCAAGACCGCCAAGATAAAGGTATGCCTGGAGGCAGACTCGAGTACCCAAAAGGTGCTCTCTACACTCTTGTCGCTAAACAACTTTTATAGTCTTACAAATGGTTTTAAAAATTTAGTGGGTCTTAACCCGGGTATTGACGACGCATCGGATGCATTTCCTATCTTTTATCTGACCGTCGTTGTGACCGATTACGGGGACCTTCCGTCGAGTACAACCCGCCCGTATGTGTTATCGAATATCATAACCGAGAACCTGGAAATCGTTAGTGACCTAAAAGATACAAGAGCGGCCAGCATCACGGATACGGGAGGGTCCGCAGTATCAGGGGGATTAGAAGAAATAAAATATTCGACGATTGCCGCAAGCGTGGTGCAAAACACCGAGACTATCGGAATTCTTGTATTTAGCAATCTGTTCTATACACAAATCGTGAGGCCATCATCACTTAGTATATCCACAAAGTCGCCAGCGAGTCTTACCTTTGGTTCTTTCCCCACCACACAAGGGGTTATTAATATCCAGAACAATAGCGATGTAATCAACGACGGGGACGTTGTCATCATCGAAGCAAAACTTGACAACAATCAGAAACAAGGAACGTTTATGGTCTTTAAATGGCTGGAAACAGACAAAAACAAGGTTCCTTCGATGGCGAAAACCCCAGACGCCAACTATTCGTTATGGCAGATTGTCCAGCTGGACGCCAACGGGAATATGGTCAATAAGGGTAAAGATACGACGACCACCGCCTACCCGATAGCGTTTGATTCATACGTCGGATTTTATGCGTTTAATTGTAGTAGTACGCTCCCAGACCCTGTCACGTGCGGCTGGTTGTCCGCAAAATCATGCGGCGGAACAAATTGCTACCCGTACATGAACGGCAACAACGGGGGTCCGTGCGAGGCGTGGAAGCTCGTGAATAAAGAAGGAGGGTCAGAAACCAACGTCCTCGATAATACCTACCTGGGTATCCAGGCGAGCCCGAATAATAATTGCGGGTACGCCAACGAGTGGCTGACGAATTTAAATCAGACGTTTACGAATCCACCGACGCTATTTAAAATAAATGATTTTAGAAGTTGGTCTTTCTGGAGATTCAATCGTGTCCTAAAGCAACAGGCCCTCCCGAAATAAAAGTTTTTGAAATTAATTTTTTTTTAAAAAAAAAAAGATTGTATTTAAAATTTTTTTACTTTGCAATTTGGATAATTGGATTATTGGACGCCGGTGGTTTCGAGGGTGTAGGCGTCGATAAACAGGTCCTCGCGGAGAGTAAAGGGCTGCTGATTGTCATAGTTCCAGCCCTCGTCATCCACGCAAAACACACCGCATGAATGCTTTGTGGTGCGGTGGAACGGTTCGAGGACGAGAATGTCATCCTCGATGGGGATATAGGCCTCGTTGGAGAGGTAGGCGTCTGCATAGTCCTTGGCGATGTAGGTCATGTCCTTGCCGTATTCATACACCCAGCGCATCAACGCCGTGGCACAAACAGCGTTCTCCTGTCTCATGAGGGCAAGTTCGACCTCGACGAGGGTGTCAGGGTCGTGGAGAAGGTGTCCACAAAACACGGTGCGGCCCACCCTGGGGACCGCGATGCGCCTCTCATACGCGTTGGTAAAATCACCAAAAAACGCCCCCAGCGTATAGTATCCTAGGACGACCACCTTGTCGTCCTCCATGCTATATTCTTCCTGCTCTGGTTCGGATTGGTTTTGGTCTGTTGTGTCGTATTCCATGTGTATTTATCTCTGACGCTCCCTAACAAATAGACACCGCGTTCATTTTTTTTTTTCAACCGATTTAAGTAGTTACAACGACAGGATAAATCAGCAAATTGGACGATATGGATAGCAGCATTAGCATAAAATGCATGGACACTGACGATTTTCTAGAGGTTTGGAATTATGCAGAGTGCGACAATACGAGTCCTCAGGAGATGAAAACACAGAGGGGGGTCATCAAAGACAAGGAGGGGAACGTCATGGTGTCTTCGTTTGGCTACACGGATGAATACAACGAAACAGAGAGCCGGGAGGTGGAGGAGAGGATGGGCGACAGCGTTCTCGATGACTGGGTGTTTCATTATTCGGTGGAAGGGACGCTTCTCCGCATGTATTACAGCAACCATCGGTGGTACCTCTCCACGCACAAAAAGCTGGACGCGTTCAAGAGCCGGTGGTCGTGCCGGCAGACGTTTGGTGAGATGTTCACCAATAGTGTCGAAGACATCTTTGAACGAAAGTCGGCGTTTGAGTGGCTACAAGAGACTCTTCCCAAGGACAACGTGTATTTCTTCCTCGTGCGTGCCAACGCACAGAACCGGGTGGTGTGTCAGACCCATCACGTGAAAAAGACAGAGACGGTCTTTTTTCTCGGGCACTATAAACAGGGGGAGCCCTTTGTGTTTCACATCAAGGGCCAGTCTGAGATAAGCGTGCTAAACGTGATGGAAGGACCGACGCGTCTGCAATTCCAAACCGTACAGGAAATGTGTGACCATGTCAAGGTAACAGACCCTTTTCAGTACCAGGGGGTGATTGCGTTTAAGAAGAACAGTTTTGAGACGTTCAAGGTGGTGAGCAGCGAGTACCAGATGTACTACAAGGTGAGGGGCAACAACCCCAACCTCCGATTCCGCTACCTGGAGCTCCGCAACGACCCGGACCAGCTCAAGCTGTTGTACGTCCTCTATCCCAAGTACGCTCTCTTGTTTGAGGATTACGAGAGGACGCTGTACGATGTCGCGCGTATGATTTACCATTTTTATGTGCAGAGGTACATCAAGAACCAGTACGTGACGCTTCCAAGGGAAGAGTACCTCTTGCTCAAGAGGTGCCACATGTGGTACCTGGAGGACCGTAAGAATAATCGCATCTTTACGCAAAAGGTGCTCGAGATGCTGGCCGAGGAACCCCCTATCCATCTGTACAAGATGATCCGGCGTTTCCACATGGAAAAGAGCGACCCCTACACGCGCATGGACGGCCGGCCTGCCGAGATTTTATGCAATCGGAACAGGAATCGGACGTTTATGAACGTGCATCAGGACCCTCCTCCTCCTCCTCCTCCTCTAATGTAGTCAAGATGAAAAATTGAATCGCTGGATTATAAAAAAGCATGATGAAAAAGAAAATGTTTTTCATCATTCTATTCTTGCTGATGGGTTGGATGGCCGCGTCGAATTACGAGGGGCTAAAGCTCTTGTACATGTTTCATTATCAAAAAGAGAAGCACGTGTTTAGGAGCCTCTACAAGACATTCAAGACGGTCGCGTGGGTCGCCTATATGTTTGCGTACCAAAAGGTGGCCAAGAATGTGGAATCGGTGAGCAGGAATGAGTATGACGTGCACTACGTCTTGGGGAACAACCTGTACAAGGTGCGCGTGCGGACACGGCGGGGTCCTGCCAACAAAAAGGTGCTCCAGGTGATTGACGAGAATGACAACGACGCGACGGCTGTGATTGTTCCTTACCTGGGGCCGATGGAGGATTGGCACGGTGGGGTGTATACACCGTCGTCCTTGTCTTTTGAATCGCTGACGTTCAACCTGTCGAATGGAACGTCTGTGACGTACCAGAAAGACGACCCGTTGGTCCTGTTCCCTGAGCCTATGAATATTCAGCCCAAGAGATGTATGTGCATGTAGATAGATATTGTTTTTTTTATTCCCTGATAAAAAAAAAAGAGGTTCTTCCAGGAGGGAATAGTTAGTTAGACAAAACGGAGGTCGATGGTGGCATAGGTACCTTTTTGTGCGTCAAAACCCTGGACGGTCTTTTGGTCGAGGGCGAGGCCCAGGTACATCTTTTGTTGATTGTCAAGGACCTGGTACAGGCGGTACGTCGGTCCGTTTTTCTCGACGACCCACCCGCGCTTTATCTTTTCATACGGGACCAGCTGGATCGAATAAAAGGACGCGGGTCCTTTCAGGTCGATAAACACCGTCTCTAGGAATTGCTGGCGGTTGGTGCTGACAAACACGGACCCATCAGGGAGGTTGCTCTGGACGAGGCTAAAGGTGGTGTCGCAGCATTTCTTGGTGGGAACAAGGACGTTGAAAGATACAGAAGCGTACATCGGAGGAACTACCGAAAAGGCGAGTTTTTTATTCGTCTCGGCAGACTCTGCCGAGGCACCAAGAAGAAGTGGACTCTCGAGTCGTGGTGATAATGGTGGGGAGGAGGTGTGAGGTGGGGAGGGTTTCGGGTAACCAGGGGCGTACCATGCGAGGAGACAGGCCATCAACACAACGAGAAGAGCGACACTTATAAATACCAGAACGGGTGCAATCATATTTTTTTTAGTAATAATAAAAAATTATTCCTTGCTTACAAAAAAAACATGGACATCTCCATCTCGTATTGGGCACAGGTGTATTCGCAGGACGATACCCTTGTTCCCGTATTTTTCTTTCATCCAACCCTTGATTTTTTGTCTTTTCTACGCCAACGGGGTCACAACAACGTGCCCATCGAGGTCAAGGGGACCAAGGGCCTCTATGACGGGCGCTATTTCGTCACCATCGACAACCCCACACGGATGGGTTCGTGCCCTTCTGATTACAACCACCAGAAACCCCTCCTGGCCGCGTTCCTTGACACCCCCTTTACCCTCTACCCCATCTCCAACGGCTCCTTGTCCCTTTTTTCTTAAATCGGTTGGTCTGTGATGTAATTTTTTTTTACAATTATTTAAGAATCTGAAGAGGATTTAAAAAACACAAATGAACGAAGAAACCGATTACCTTTTTCGTTGCAAGACGACGGATGCATACACGTTCAAGGTATTGACGGAATTGCTGCACAATATCATCAAGACGGCGTGTTTTGAGATTACCGCCAAAAAGATTGTGCTGCGAATGATGGATTCGAATCGTCGTACGCTGGTGGACCTGTCGATGAATGCCGAGAGTTTCAACCTGTATTATTTTTCTCCCTTGGTGGAGAGCGGTGTGATCAACATCGGGCTCAACCTGAATCATTTCTACAAGATGCTCAAATCCATCAAGAAGCGGGACCAGCTCTACCTGTTTATCGATGATAAAAACACGTCAGACCTCGGCATCCACATCATTCCGAGGGACCTGTCGAGGGTGACCAAGGCGTTTGTCAAGGTCCAAAACATCCAGAACCTCGAGATTGCGCTCCCCGAGTCGTACGACCACTCCATCTTTGTGGCGTCCAACGAATTCAGCAAAATGTGCAAGGACATGTTCAACATGTCTGCCTCGATATCCATCACCACCAAGAAATATTCGATAGGGTTCATGTGCAACGTGGGTTCCGTGTACAGCCGTGAGGTCATCCTCGGTGAAACGACCCTAGAGGAACCCGCGGGATACGAGGCATTTACTGAGGACTATGATACAGAGCAGCTCTCGCGCATACTCAAGGTCGCAGGTCTTCACTCTAGCCTCATCATCAAGTCCAAGAAAAACATGCCCCTCCAGATATCTTCCAAGGTGGGAGTGCTCGGAGAGATTACCATCTTTATCAAGAGCAAGCGCCAATTAGAGGATGAGACCCTCCAGATGGACTCCTGAACCTTTTGACCTTTTGACCTTGCGGTTTGGTTTTTTTTTTTATCACGATAAAAAAAACTCAGTAATTGACAATTAGCAGCTCGGTGAGAACGTCTTTTCTTGCCGACGCTTTACTATTAATCATCCGTCGGACCGGTATCTCGAGAATTCGCACGCCGGGGAGGCCCGAGTACAGCTGGTGGATGTACGGGGTATTGGAATTGCTTAGCGCGACCAGGCACCCTTTGGAAGACAGCCTCGCAAAGTAGTCTCTCAATTCTTCCTGCTCCTTGTCCCCAAACCCTTCCTTGACGTACCCTGTAAAGGTTCCGTGATAGGGCGGGTCCATGTACACAAAATCTCCCTTCTTGACACGGTCCTCGTGTTGGGAGTAATCACCGCACCACAGGGCCACGCGGTCCTGATAAAGAAACGCGCTCAGGTGCATCACCGACTCGGGGTTGCACAGGGTCGGGTTGTTCTGCTTCCCAAAAGGGATGTTGAACCCGCCTTTGGAATTCTCACGGTACATGCCATTAAACCCTGTCTTGTTCAGATACACAAAGAGTGCCGCGAGCTCGATACAATCCTTTTCTGTATGCAAAAAGGGTTTGAGGGTGTTGAACCGGGCCCGGAGGGCGGTGTAGGCCTCGAGGGTATTGGCATACCTGGGGTTTTCCAGCAACTCGGCGAGGAATTGTTGAGGGTGGTCTTTCACGACACGATAGAGGTTCATGAGGGGTTCCATCTTGTCTGAGAGATGGACCCCTTTCCCATCCAAGAGGCTACGCTGAACCATCTCCATAAACACGCTGCCTGCGCCGACAAAGGGCTCGTGGTAGTCGTTGAATTCTGACGGGAAATGGGACAAGAGCTCGTGAATAATCTGTCTTTTCCCACCTGCCCATTTCAATAGCGGTGATAACGACATGCTTGTGTGTCTGTTTTTACAGTAGCGTGGATAGATTTCTCATAGAATCACTTTTCAATCCTCGCACAACCGTTTCAGCATGTCGGTGAATCGGACGTACCGTGTATCGTTTTCTTTCCACAGCGTCTTTTGTCGGGACAGGTACGTCTCTGTTCCGTCCTCAAACAAGGAGAAACTGTCGGTCGCTTCTTTTTCTTGATAGGCGACCAGGACAATGGCGAGGGATATCTTGTATTCACGAGGAATCTCGCCGTACTTGACGGGCACGGCAAATATTTTTTCGCCCGCGGTGCCCGGGGTGGTATAGGTCCGCGCCTTGCATTCAAATACGGAATCCGCAGTTACCCAGTCAGGCCGCAGGCGCTTTCCGTTCTTCATCTGAAAAGACCCCCGTTGTGGTTTTTCTCCCGTCAGGACCAGGACCTCTTTCAACAGCGTCTCGGCCAGCGTCGTGGTCCATTGCTTGGTATCACGACCGAGAACTTTAGTCCCCCATTCCTTCTCACTTTCCTTGGTGAGACTCTTGACAAAAGAGGACCCGGGGAAGCACCACTCCACACAGCCCGGTTTGGAGAGCAGGAGCGTCCCCGCGTCCTTGTGACAAGCCAGCGCCTGTCGGACCTTGAGGACCCATTCATCATCATGGAGGTGGTGACTGCTACCGCTCCTTGATAGAAAAGACATCTTTTTTATTGTTGGCGAGGGGGAGGTGGGAGAATCATTTTTTATAATGATATAGAACAAAGAATGAGAATGAGGAGTGCTGCGATGAATCCAATACAAAATCCATACATCGTTCCATTTTTCATGCAAACATAAATGGCAAACCAATCACGTGTTTCTTGTACCGTCGTTCCTGTTTGTTGCAGCATATAGATTGATTTGGGGACCAACATGTATACAATCATCGGTGTCAATAATAAAATGATGAGGGCATTCACGACTCGATGATATAAAATACTTGTAGACAAACAAAGATATATCGTTGCCGCGATAATCGCAACCATCACGCCTGTGATAAAATAGTATAACCGGCGTTGTCGAATATCCTGATAGAGTATTGGTTGTTGGTCGCTTAGATTTTTTAATAAATGATGACAGCGTATCGTTCCCATATAAGAACCAATCAAACCAACGACGATGGCGGTAGGAATATAAAATATTTTGGACATTTTATTCCTATAAAAAAAAAATTATATTACGCGGCCCGTGCGATGCCAGGTAACGCTTTCATTAATTCGTCGGCCTCGGTCGCGTTGAAGATTCCAGCCATCGCTCCCCTTTCCACATCAGCGGCGTTCCGGATATTTTTTATATAGGCGTTGCGATAATACTCTATCGTTTTATAATCAACCCGTGCAGCGTCTTCTTCCTCCCCTATCCACTGAGTAATCTCTCTCATCTGGAGGAAATGATGTTCTTCGGGGAACGCCTCTTCATAGAAAGGATTGAATGTTTTCACGCGGTCCAGCTGTAGCTGTTGTCTCTTGGGTTGTATCATGTCTCTGCTCGCATAATTCATCTCATACTCGGCGTCTTCCGAGGCCGTAATGAGCCCTCGCCATTGGTCCGCCATCGGGTGGTTTGGGTTCAGAGCCAGGTTCGTCCGCATCTCGGCGCGGCGGTCGCGGAGCTGTTTGACCATGTCGTTGACGCTGTCCTCGTAATATTCTGGCAAAAGGACTTCAGCATCTGTCCTCTTTTCCATGATTTTCAGGCCTTCCACGCCTTGATTGTAGGCTGCAGCGGCTCCTTCTCTAGAGGAAGACATCGAGATGTTCTGGCTGGCCCTTGTATCCTTGCTTATATTCACCGCGTCCCAACCCCGAAAAGGGTCATCGGCAGCGGCCTCAGCGGCCTTGGAGCTTATTCCCGCAGCGGCCTTGGCGCCTTTCACGCCCAGTTTCTCACCCAGTTTCCCTACATCCATGCTGCCTCCTACACTCAGGGCCGCGAACCCCACATCAGCAATATAGGAACGGATACCTTGGTTGCGAGAGAGGACACCTGATTTTACTCTATTATGGGTGCTGACCATGGTGAGCGCACCACCGGCCGCGGCGATGCCCATACTGACAAACATACCACCAGGTACAAACGCGGCCGCAATTTCCAATATATTTCCAGCAAGCTTGAGAGGAGACTGTTTCGCTGTAGTCTTGAGCGATTTCCATTCTTTCTTGGCGAAATTATAGGCACGGTGTTTCATTTTAATTTTTACCAAGAAAAAATTAAAAGAGGTGCTGTATCGCCTCGAGCTCTTCCCGGGTATTGACGCCCTGCAGCTGGTAGGCCCATTCCTCGGGCGTGCGAACCACCCGGACATGACGACCACTCGTCTGGAGGTTCTGAATATAATCCGTAATGTACATTTCTTTCTGGGCGTTGTTCGTATCAAGGAGGACGGGAACGTCGCGGAGCGCCTGCCCTGGAAAGAGATAGACCCCTGCGTTGGCGAGGCGGACGTTCCTCTGCTCGGGCGTACAGTCCTTCTCCTCGATGATAGAGACGTGTCCGTCCCCGGATTCAACGACGCGCCCGAAACCATGGGGGTTCAGGGGCTCAAAACCCACGATACCGCTCTCATTATGAGGACTTTCCTCAAGGACCCATTTCAAAAGGTTTTCTCGGACAAGAGGCATGTCCCCGTTCAGGCACAGGACTCTCTCCGTTTCTATAGAGAGGTTCTCCACCGCGACCCGAAACGCGTCCCCGGTCCCTCGCGGCTGTGCCTGGAATACAAACCGGCACTTGGAGAGGTACGGTGCCAGGTCCTCCTGAAATAACAAAAGGTGGGTTTCCTGGACCACGAGAAGAATGTCCTCCACGAGACCAAAGACCTCGGAAACAATCCTCGAGACCAACGAACGCCCCCCTATCGATACAAGGGGCTTGGGAACGACGGAACCCATCCGTTTTCCGTTGCCGGCACACAAGAGCACCGCCGTCACAAACATGTTTTTCATGTACGCACGGACCACCTTAGATTATTTATGCGGTGGCTGTTGTTGTTGTTGCGCGTTGGAAACCATGCTGCCAAGGTTCCCCATCATGGACTGGAGGCTCCCAATCATCTTGCCAATATCGAGGTCCCCGCTGCTAAGGCCCTGGTTCATGCCATCCACGAGCTCAGTAAACAGCCCCGAGCTCATGAGACTCGTCATCATCTCGGCGGGATTGGAGGCCGTGGAGGGGTCGAACTGGGTCCCGACCTTGTTGATGATGTTCGAGAGAAATTGCTCTTCGTTGGCAGTCTCCCCACGCTGTGCCTTTTTCTCCTTTTCCTCTTGGAGAACCTTCTTGGCATGGCTCGACGGTTCTAGCACCGCGAGAAGGGTGATGAGGTGCTTCCAAATCACTTCCTTCTCCTCGTTGTCTGCCCTACCCAAAATGTCCTTCATATCGATAAACACCTTGTCGCTATACCGAATCTGGTGCTCGACGAGACCCTCGACGCTCTTGCTCATAATGGCATCCTCGTTGGCCTTGACATAGTCATGAAAACACCGAATGTGCTTGCGGATGGGCTCCTCGTGGATTATCCCAGTGTTCTCCACCAGATGCGCGTACAACAAAAGCGACTTTTGGTCCTTCCCAAACGAATCGTTGAGGTCCTTGATGAAATTACAAATGCACTTGAAAATAAGCACGGTGGAATCCGTCGACATTTTTTTATTAGCCCTTGTGAGTCTTTAAATCAGGATTCAGTTTTTACGAGTTTGTGGAAAGAGAGGACCATCATGACGCAGTCGCAAATGTCATCCTTTTTAGGGAATTGGTCCAGCCAGTCTTTGGCGACGGGGTCGTCCTGGACCACGTGTTCGGTGACGTAGCAGACGCTCCATTTTTTTCTCTCGGGTTTGGAGAGCCCGTGGACGCCAAAGACCCTTGTTTTATGAAACGCGGGGAATTCGAGGACCGTGATTTCGGGGTGCTCCATAAGAAAAAAAGAATAGACAAAGACGGCGAGCTTGGTCGCCCGAATGTTCATGCGGTTCATCTGCTGTTCGATGAGCACGGTCCCCACGTTTTCATAACAGAGGGAACGAAGGTACCTCAGGAGGATAGGGTAGAGGTCGGTGGTTTTCATGTGTTTGTGGCTCCCCGCGATGTCAAAACAGTCCATCGCGACAACGTTTGGTTCAGGAGGAGATCGCATCTTGGCCCATGCAAAATGATGGATGCCGATATCAAACGCCATGACCCGCATATTTTTTTTTTATAGAGAAGAATAAATGTTTATTTTCTACGACCCGCAAACGCTTAAGATTATGAATTGCCGACCGCCGAGGTTGGAAGAAAAAACATCGTCACCGGGCCTGGTCCAAAAGGTGGGGTGCGTGGAATTCATCCAGAGAAACTTTATGGACGCAGACATGATGAGGACGCTCTCTTGTTTCTTGCGGTGGTTGGTGTATTCAGCGGTGCCAGAGAATAAAAAGACTCGCATCCCCCGGGTCTTGGACGAGGCCGGGTGGTTTCAGGACGCCGCGGTAGAAATCGGCGAAGGAGCCACCGCGACCGCGTACGCCAACAACGCCCTCGGCAAACGGCTCCCCCTGGTCATCAAAAAGGCCGTCTCTGCCATGGACGCCGAAAACTTTACCCATGAGTACGCCATCTCCATGAAAGGCACCAACGGCCTCCGGTCCCTCTGCCCCAATTTCTGCTTTACGTTTGCTCTCTACCAAAAGAAATCCATCAGCCGCATCCTCCTCGAAAAGATTCCCGACAGCGTGGTGATGGTGCGGTACGTACGGGACATGATATCCCTTCCATTCTCAACCGACCTTGCGAACCGGTTCCTCCAGGTGTTTATCCAGGTGGTCCTGGCGCTCGAAGTGGCCCAGGAAACCGTGTTTTTCACGCATTTCGACCTCCACGGGGAAAACGTCCTCGTCCGGAAGACCGACGTGGTTATCCCCAGGCTGACCTATCTTATCGGGGACACGGTGTACACGATCCGCAACGTGAGCGAGGTGGCGAGCATTATCGACTTTGGGCACGCAACGGTGCGCTACAAGAAGGGATTCATCGCCAAACAAAACGGGTTCCCAGAGCACGGCATGTACCCTTTCTACGTCCCGGGCGCGGACCTCTTCAAGCTCTGTAGCTACCTGTGGCTCAACCTTTTTTCAGACAGGACCCAGACCCGCACACCGGGTTCGATGGGTCTCGTCCTCTCTACATTTTTCAAGGACCTCCTCGACAATTTTTATGGGGTCCAGACCACTAACCGGTCAAAGTCAAATTATATGAATCCAAAGAGCTTGTGGGACAATTTCTACAACGGGACCAAACGGCCCTCGATATTTTTCTCTCCTTACGACCTCTTGCAGATGCTGGAACGTCGCCGCCCCGAGATTACCTCCATGTTTGGCATCACCGCCTATCCCTGGACCTCCACCCCGATTTCCGCATCGTTTGTGCTGTACAAGACGCCAATGTACAAAAAAGAGGACACGTACCGGTGCGTCAAGAGCCTTTTCTGCAGCGTCGTGGCCGAGAACGAGGACCCCATCGACCTCTACCAATGGACCACTGTGGTCGAATTACCCTTTATTACCAAAGAGGAGGCCGACATCATTTTCGCCAAGGTGGTCCCTACGCTGGACCCTTCCAAGCGGCAAGAAATAGACGCCTTTCTCCAACCCGTCGAGCTATGGAAACGATTCCTCGCCTATGTTGACTACAAGCTGACCACGGCCAGGCAAGACAAGGTGCCTTTTACCACCAACATGACCCCGTTCCTTTATTTCTACAGGGCGTACATCTGCCTCTTGGGGTACAAGAGTTTTCTTTCCAAGAAGAAATAGAAAAATAGGCCTTGTTTTTTTTTTTGCCTACAAAAAAAAACCTTTATGAGCTGCTTGTTTCGTTCTCTTTGCTTTTTTATTATGGATACAGATGCGACGTCCCTGCGCCGCATCATGACTGACTACATGGAGACGGACCCGGTGCTCTACGACGACCAAAAGCTGTCCGACGTCCTTCGATTCGAGCCGGGCTCTCCGACCATTGCACGGTACATCGCCAGGATGCGACTGTCTTCCACATGGGGTGGGGCCATCGAGACCAAGGTGTTTTGCAACATGTTCAACGCGGTGGTTTTGGTCAAGGTGCTGCGCGACGGGAGGACCATCGAATTCAGGCCCTCACCAGAGGCGTCAGAAGCACCACACCCGTTTAGAATTTCGTGGAACGGGTCTCATTACGAACCGCTGCCCTTGCCCTCGACAGAGGCTGCTACTTGACGAGACGGTAGGTGAGCATTCCGTTGCGCCGGGTGACGCGGATAATATCGCCCTTGTGAAAATGATAGTACCGGACCACTGGGTCTGTGCGGAGGAGGGAGGGGAGGCCGGTCCCAAACTTTTTGCGGACCTCGACCGATAGCGGGGGAACCAGCTTTTCGTGCTTGCAAAAATACTTGAATTCGGTAATGTCATAGAGGAGTTCTCGGAGCTCAAAAAGCTCGATTGTGAATTGAAACAGGTTCTCAATCACCTTTTTGGTGCTCGACGTAATTGTGGATTGATAAACGATGACCCCGTGTTGGATGCTGCTCTCTTCTAGCATCTGCACGAATTCCTTGATTGAGTCGATGTTCATCTTATCGTGCTTGAAATACCACACCAGGACGCTCTTGTTTCTGGAATCCCGGAGGATATAGGCGTCGTCTTCCTCCCCCACCGGTTCAGGGGCGCCGTATCCTCGGCGTTTCATCATGAGAGACGCATACGTATGACACCTGTCCCATTTTTGTTCCATCATCATGATATGATTGAAACATTAAATTTTCTGAAAAGAAGAATTCATTTTTTTATGGTAAATAAATGGAAGAAGAAGAAGAGTTTGATATCATCGACATCGAGGACGGGATGGAATCGTTATATATGCTCGTCGAATCTCTGTTTGAGAGAGAGCTTTTTCGTCGGACCCTGGAGAATAGCATGGAAACGTACAATAACGAGTTATTCCAGAAAAAAAAAGACCGGAGACTGGTCTCGACCCCTTACGACCTGACAAAGGAGGAGCACGACACGTTGGAGGGTGAAAAGAGATGCTATATATGTCTAGAGGGGATGAAGATTGGAGAAAAGGTGGTGAAATTGGCGTGTAACCATCTGTACCATTATGAATGTGCCCAGAATGCGGTTTCTCATCAGCACTCTCGATGCCCGCTGTGCAGGTCTGAGATTGCCGTGGAGGAGGATAATAGCAGTAGCAACAACGGTCAGGAAGGGGGTGGTGCTGGTGAGGGTGGTGGGAATGGAGGTGGTACTGGTGGTGGTACTGGTGCTGGGGACACGAACCGCAACGGTCATTATATTGTCTTTGACGACGAGATTTAAAAAATGACAACGAGGATATAAATTTGATAATATCATAGAGCAGAACTCAGAAATGAAGATTTTTGTATACCAATGGCACGTCGAAGACGAGGCCGATGAAAACGACGAGACGGTAACGCGCATCCGCGCCTATGCGCTCAACGAAAAGCAGGAGACGGTGTGTCTGCACATTAACGGATTTCATCCGTGGTTTTACCTCGAGGTCCGGTGCGCGTTCCCGTGGACCGAGTACCGTAATATCGTCAAGAACAAGATTTTGGACCGCTACAAGGGACCCGTCATCAAGCCTTTTTCTCTGGGCTACAAGCAGAAATTGTACTTTCATCAGGAAGAAAAAAAGACGCCTTTTTTTAAAATATCTTTTCCCTCGGTACAGGCGAGGAGGAGTGCCTATTATAAATTACAAAAATATGCGACCGGGGTGCTCGGAAAAAAGACCGAGTTTTACTGTCACGAGCACGAGGCGTCCCCCCTGCTCCAGTTGTGCTGCAAGCAGGACCTTCCCACCGCGGGGTGGGTCGAATTCAACGGGAGGAAGCAGCCCGCCCATATGAAAACCACGCAGATGGAGCATGAATACGCCGCGGAATACACCAACATCTCGGCGGTCAAGGGTGACGCGATGGGCGTTCCCTCGGTCGCCGTCCTCAGCTTTGATATCGAGACCTATTCGACCAATCCCAACCGGATGCCGGACCCCACCGTCCAGGGAGACTGCATCTTCCAGGTCTCGTGCGTCTTGGAGCGACCTTCCAAAAAGACCCATAAATGCCTCCTCACGCTGGGCAGCCCTTGCATCCCTGACAAGAACCATATCGAGGTGCGATGTTTTGGGTCTGAAAAGGAGTTGCTCCTCGGGTTCCAGTCATACCTGGCCAAAGAGAGCCCCCATGTCGTCATCGGGTACAATATCTTTGGGTTTGATATCCCGTACATGGTGGAGCGCGCCAAGATGCTCGGCATCATGGACGGGTTTGATATATGGGGTATCCCCCATAGGAAACACTCGGCGTACAAGGAAATCAAATGGTCGAGCTCGGCGTATGCGTACCAGGAATTCCACTATCTGGACGCAGAGGGTAGAGTGTTTGTCGACCTTCTCCCCGTGGTCCAGAGAGAGTACAAGTTTAGCAACTATAAGCTCAAGACGGTCTCGACCTTTTTCCTCGGGGAGACCAAGGACCCGTTGACCCATCACGATATTTTTGACGCGTACAGGCTCGGGGTCCTTGGCAACGACAGCAAGAAGCTTTCCGAGTGCGGCAAGTACTGCGTGCAGGACTCGTACCTTGTCTTGCGACTCTTCAAGCGGCTCGAGACGTGGGTCGGGCTCGTGGAGATGGCCAAGATTTGCAACGTGCCCATCATGTCGTTGTTTACACAGGGCCAGCAGATCAAGGTGTTTAGCCAGGTGTACAAGAAATGCATGAACGAGGGCATCCTCGTGCAGTCCCATCAATCGCTGCCTGTGGTGGCCGAGATGGAGGGTGCAGACACGTACAGCGGGGCGTACGTGTTTCCTCCCAAGCCAGGTGTGTATGATTGGGTTGTCCCGTTTGATTTCTCGTCTCTGTACCCAACCACCATCATCGCGTACAATATCGACTATTCGACGCTCGTAGTGGACGACAGCCTGCCGGATGAGGCGTGCCACGTCATCGAGTGGGAGGACCACATCGGGTGCGAGCATGATTCGGAAAAGACCAAGAAGGACCGCAAGGTCTGCAAGAGCTTTCGTTTCCGGTTCCGGAAAGAACCGATGGGCGTCATCCCGAGCCTCTTGCAGGCGCTCCTCTCCCAGCGGTCCGAGACCAAGAAGCGGATGAAGACGTTGACCAACGATGAGACCCTCAAGACGGTCCTTGACAAGCGCCAGCTCGCATACAAGGTCTCGGCGAATTCCATGTACGGCGCGATGGGTGTCCAGAAAGGGTATCTGCCGTTTATGCCCGGGGCCATGTCCACCACGGCCATGGGGAGGATGTCGATTCAAAAGGCTGCCGAGTACGTCAAGAAGAAGCATCAGGGGCAGCTCATCTACGGGGACTCGGTCGCGGCGGACACCCCGATATGCCTCTTTTATGACGACAGCATTCATTTCGTCACTATTGAGCATTTCTATTCGCAGTTTCCGTCTAGGGCCTACCCACAATTCCGTCCTCAGGACGAGACGCTGGTCTGCAAGGAACAGGCGATTCCACCGGGGATGGTCAGGGTGCTGGGTGGGAACGGTTGGACGTTTGTACAGCGGGTCATCCGCCACACCACGACCAAGTCCATGTATAAGATTACTACCACCTCGGGGATTGTCGAGGTGACCGAGGACCACAGCCTGGTTCTCGAAAACGGGGAGCTCATCAAGCCCTCGGAGCTGACGACGAACCACCGGTTGATGTGCATCCCCGAGTCGGAGAAAAAGACGCTTCGCGGGAGGTCACCGTTCTGTGCGGCAGACCTCAAGCATATGGAGGTCCTGGACAATCACTTTATTACGGTGAGCAAGGACTGCCCACCCCTCGTATGGGCCCGGTTGATGTGTTTCTTGCAGGGGAACTGGCCGGGGCTCCGGTTGAATGTGACAGAGAGCGGCGACGTGGTGATGGACCTCTGGAACACACACGGTCTTTCGAGGGGTGTCGTCTTGCGCATCGAGAAAACGAGGGACCAGGAAAAGATGACCGTGTATGACATCGAGACCGAGGAGGGTCGGTTCCACTGCGGCGTCGGCGAGCTCGTGGTCAAGAATACAGACAGCATCTACTGTCATTTCAACACGAAACAGGATTCCAAGACCGTCTGGAAGCTCGCCAAGAGCGTCGAGGGCGAATTCATCCGGCTGTTTCCCTCGCCCATGAAGCTGGTGTTTGAAGAAAAGATTTATCAGACCTTTCTCATCCTTACCAAGAAACGGTACATGGCCTACACCTGCAACGAGGACGGGAGCACTGATAAAGACCTGACGACCCGCGGTGTCCTACTGGCGAGGCGCGATAACTGTCGATGGGTCCGCCAGGTTTATGAAAAGGTGGTGCGCAGCATCATGGACAGGGCCTCCAAAGACGAGGTTCTCGATTTTGTAAATATGGCCATCCTCGCGCTCTTCCGGTGGGATGTTTCCTCTGTCTCGGACTTTGTGGTTTCCAAGATGGTTGGAAAGGATTATAAAATTCGGGCGCTCCCCACTGACCCCAAGAAATTCCAGAAACGATGCGCAGACCTCCAGCTCTGTGGGGTCCCTGCAGACATGGCGACGGAAGAGATTGAGCGCAAGAACCGGATGCTCCTTGAAACCCCCGACAAGGTCCGTGATGAATGGCTCTTGCGGTACATCGAAAAGGCGCAGCCCGCGCACGTCCAGCTCGCCATGCGGATGAAACGTCGGGGCCATCCCGTCGAGGCCGGGACGAGGATCGAGTACCTTATTTCTGAGAACAACGACCTCAAGTCCAAGTTGACGGAAAAGCTCGAGGACCCTGACTATTTCAAGACGCACCGCGACCTGTTGCGATTGGGGAGGCTCTACTACGTGCAGCTCCTCTCGAAACCGCTGGACCAGCTCCTGGAGATTGTGTATGGTCTCCAAAACTTTTCCAAGAGCCTGTGTGACCTTCACACCCGGCACAAGAAGCTGGTGACCGAGGTGGAGGAAAAGAGCGGCCCTCTCCTCCGGTTCGAGGGGGACCCTGAACCCAAAAAAAAGACGGTCAAGAAGAAGGCCTCAGCGACCAAGCCCAAAATCAAGATTACAGGGAGCATTTATGATTATTTGGATTAGAATGAATATCGAATAAATGGTTTAAAAACCCACCAATATTAAAAAAAATGACGGACAATCTGTATGACGTGCTGGGTGTTCCCAAGGACGCGAGCGATTCAGACATCAAAAAGGCGTACAAGAAACTGGCCCTCAAGCACCATCCCGACCGTGGGGGCGACCAGGAGGCGTTCAAAAAGATTGGTGAGGCCTATGCCGTTCTTTCTGATGAAACCAAGAGACAGAACTATGACCGGTTCGGCAAGGTGGACATGACCGGGATGGAGATGCCTGATATCAACGATATTTTCAACAACCTGTTTGGCTTTTCGTTTGGAGGCGGCATGCCCGGTGGGATGCCAGGCATGGGCGGTGGGATGCCCGGTATGCCCGGTATGGGGGGCATGAGAGGCCACCACGACAACAAGGGTCCTTCGCGGCAGATGCAGTTGGACGTGACGCTGGAAGAGGTCATGTTGGGGTCGACCATCCCTTTTCGGATCCATCGGAAGAAATACACCTCGAGCAACAAGTGCTCGTCATGCAACGGCCAGGGCCGTGTGGTTCAGCAAATGAACCTCGGTGTCGGGATTATCTCTCAAAACGTGGTATCATGCTCTTCATGCCAGGGCAGCGGCCACATGTTTGCAGACAAGGACGTGCTGCTCACCGAGGAGGTTATTCAGGTCCCTCTCCCCAAGGGCATCCCAGAAGGCAAGAGTCTTGTCATCCGCAGCAAGGGCGACGAGTACCCTGGCAAGCAGAACGGTGACATCATCCTCGTCGTGGCGTACAAGAAGCACGATTTTTATCGTCCGAGCACGAAAAATGTTCTCGATGTGGAATGCACCATCCCCCTCAGCCTGTCTGAGTTTTTGCTGGGTTTCAAGAAGCAGTTGACGCTGTTGGACAAGTCGGTACTTCTTCTCAAGCAGCCCGAGGGGACGCCCCTCACGAGCATTATCGACCGGCCTATCGAAAAACTGGTCCCTGAAAAGGGTTTTTGCTACAAGGGAACAAGGGGCAACTTGAATATATGTTTTACGGTCCATACGGCCGGGATGGATGCGTCCACTCAATCGTTGATAAAAACCGTCTTTCCACCTCTGGTGGAGACCTCGCCTCTTTATATCCACAATAACGGTGATTCTGGTCATATCGTGTTTCTTCAATACTACTAGGCTTATCATGGAAAGGCTCCCCGCAGAACTCGTGCCGAATATCCTCCAGTACCTGACCCTCCGCGAGATGGACACGCTGATTGTCGTTTCCAAGGAGCATCGTGTTTCCGTCATGTACAGCCCTGCCTATCACGAAAAGGTGCATCGCTTCCTGGGCCTAATGAAGCATCAGGTGCTCTATCACGAAAAAAACACAAACGTATGGATGCGTGATTGCGTGTCGAGAAAATACGAGTCGTTGGTGGAGTACTACAAGGACCTTCCCGCGGACCGGCTGAGACCGTTGTTGCCGTGTTTATAGTTTTTTTTATCCGTGATAATAAAAATGAAGGATACTAGACCGTGGGGTGAATACCACGTCCTTTTTGACGGGGATTGCAAGATTAAGCGCCTCGTTGTCCTTCCTGAAAAGAGGCTCTCTCTTCAGAGCCATTCTTATCGGAAAGAGGTGTGGGTGGTGATTCATGGCAAGGGTATCGCGCGTGTTGGTGACGACCTCGTCCCTCTTTCTGAGGGTTCCGTTGTGGTTATCGAAAAGGAACAAAAGCACCGGCTGACCAACGACCAAAAGGAAGGAAATCTTGAACTCATCGAGGTGCAAACCGGCACTTATTTTGGAGAAGACGATATTGTGCGGTACGAGGATGATTTCCACCGCGTCTAGAAGTAGTTGCTTATTTTGTACTAAAAATGGAATAGGTTGCTTGGAAAAAAAAAATGTTGCCGTTCAATAGATTGGAGAATATGTCTTTAACACCTGCCAGACTTGCTGCCTTTACAAACAAGGTCGCTGTAACACTTTTAGGAACCACCACCTTTACAACAGCCATGTGCAACAGCATCCAGCAAGAGGCGGCAACATACTTTGGTGTTGTCGCCTCGGATGTGCGTGTTTTTGCGTTTAACCCTCAAGACCAAGCGGCCACCAGCGGAAGCTGGAACACGGCGGCCACGTCCACCAACGCCTCTGCAACCACCTCGGAGGTTATCAGCCGCCGTAACGAGCTCAACGGCGCGACCGCTTTTTACCCCGGCGAATCCTTGTTACCCCTGACGTCTATCCGTATCTCGGGGACGACGGGTCTGCCCAACCTGTACGCGTCCGCCAAGGTCGTTGATGCCACCATCAGTTCTGTCCGGTTTGTTCTCAAGATTAGTATCGCCACAACGGCATAAGGTTCAAGTAAGTATTTTTTATTCTTCTAGTAATAAAAAAAAAATGTACGTGGCCTATTTTGACCCCCTCTCGAATCATAACATCGGCGGCGTGGTCACCTTTTATCAAGAAGCCGGTGCAGACGACGTGGTGGTCGACATTCAGTTGCAGGGATTCGGACCCCATCGACAGCACGCACTCCACATCCACGAGTTTGGAAACCTGACGGGTGGGTGTGCCACCACCGGGAAACATTTCAATCCCTTTGGAGAACCTCACGGTTCGGTGCGCTACACCCAAAAGAGGCACGCGGGAGACCTCGTCAATAACATCACCTCGGACGCCCATGGAAAGGTCCACCTTGTCTTTAGGGACTCGCTCCTTTCTCTGGACCCGCGACGCAAGAATTGCATCCTCGGAAGGAGCGTCGTCATTCATTACATGACGGACGACTATGGCCTCGGTGGACGGATTTCCGAATACGGCCTGGTCCCCTATGACGCCATGACGCTGAAACAGCTCACGGCGCTCGCGACAGAGCAGGGCGTCTTGAAAGAGACGGGGCGGACGAGGAACGGCATCGTCCGGAAGCTCAACGAGGATTCCAAGACGACGGGCAACGCGGGTGGCAGGATGGCCTGTGCGGTCATCGGCCTCGCTTCGTAAAAATAATATATTTGTTTATGATGTCGATTCCTGCTAAAAACATACCCATCGGTCTCAAGAACGTTCTTACCTCGTTCGAGGGACAGGACGTCTCGGATTCGTCCGAGCTATACTTGTCCTTGTGGGGGAATGCATTTCGCAAAACCAGGGGTGGACCGAGGGAGCACTGGAAAGTGTATTGGCAGTAGAAAAATACTGGGTTCTAAAAAACAACAAAAGTTTTTGTTAGAAAACCAAACGTTTACGATAGATGATACATAGAGGATGATGCCATTCCGTTTTTTTGCTTTAGTCGCATGTGGTGTCTTCGGTAACTGGAGAGGGGTCCGTATATAAACCTGATGGGGTACTTGGTGTGGTAAAACAAGTACTTCCATCCCAATTAAAAGCTATAGGACAATCTTCAAAAGTTAATTCAATATAACTGCATGTAATTGGAGTAGCTGCTCCACTTGCTTGCACAGAAATGAAAAATGTTTGGTCTGGAACTTTAGTTAAATTTGTAAATTGAACAACCCAATCTTTTTGCATGTTGGTGAAAGTCCAATATGATCTATCTGTAGTTTCTGCTTTTGTGAAATAAAGAAATACAACAGTCGTACCGCTAATATTTTCTTTGTGTCCACATATTGTAGTGCTTTCACTAGTATACTGGGAATATGAAATTCCACTTTGTATTTTGCTTACATCAATTTCAGTTCCTGTTATAGTGGTTGTATTTTGTCCTGAAGTTGGGGCGCAGGATGAAGGGCAAGAGGTATCATTAAGGTTCACAACGTAATACAAACTACGATTCACCAACTCTTGTCCCGGACAAGGTGGTTTAAAGAGTAAACGGACAATTTTGTTTTTAATGTCTTCTTCTGTTTGGGGGATATACTTTAAGTACCTATCGGAAGCATAGATTTGTTTATCACACGTGATGAAACCATTCAGATTACCTTCAAATCGGATGGAATATCCAAACGTATCCACTTGACTAAAGTCGTAGATAATCTCAAACCTTTCAAGAGACGTAAAATTTCCATTAAAGGTAAACTGCCACTGCCTGGCATTGGGGAGATTGGTGGTGAAAACACCGACGGAGTTGTACAGTGCAGAGAATGCACTGGCGGTTGGAGCCGTGACTGTGAATTTTTGAAGGAACACAGCAATATTTTGTACGGGAATGGCCATTTATTCGATGCAATATTTTTTTTTTTAAAAATCGTGATACACAAATACATTCCCAAAAGTAAAATAGGGGGTACAATCCGAGGTCGATGTGGTCGAATGACTACTTTGGCAATACTCTCCCTTATGAGCACTCCCCTTTTCCTGACGAGGAACGGCATCGTCCGGAAGCTCAACGAGGATTCCAAGACGACGGGCAACGCGGGTGGCAGGATGGCCTGTGCGGTCATCGGCCTCGCCTCGTAACATTATAACAACGCCTTGACACGGCCGTACAGGTAGTCGGGGATTTTGTGCTCGGGGACGGTGTAGGGAACCTCGATGAGGCGGACGCCGTTCTGCTCGCACAGCTGCTTCTTGATGAGGTCCCTGTATTTCTGGTTGTGGAAGCTGTCACGGCTCCCGTGCATCATGGAATTGTACTTGTAGTGCTGGGCCCCGTTGTATTCAATCGCGAGCTTCAATTCGTCGTTGTAGAGGTCCAGCTCGAGCGTGTGCCCCGTCACCGGGTTGGTCAGAAATTCTGGGCGGACCTTGTTGAATTTTTTCCCCGTCATGAATTCAATAAACTCTTTGCATTTTTGTTCTCCCTTGGAGGTTGGTGAGATGCTTGGTGTCGGTGAGGGTGAGGCAGCGGTACGCACCGCGCGGAAAGCTGTGGGTCCGGACATGGGCGTGGGAGAGGGGCGGCGCAGAAAGGTCTGGAGGATCTGGTCTGCCGTGGCGTTTGATGTTCCCGCCTCTCGGTGCCTCGAATAAAAAAGCCATAGGAAAAAGAGCACGAGGAGGCTTCCGATAAAGATGATGCCCCACCCGTGGGTGTCCCACCAGCGTTTAATGTTATAAAAAAACATGATTTTTTTTATACATGGAAACATTTTTATATCATTCTAGTCGTTGTGAGGATGGGCCGTTAGTTCGAGGCCTTCGGATTCTTGTTGGGCGAGGGCCTCGTACCCACCGCTCATCACCCGGCTCAGGGGTCCCGAGGGTCTCAAGAGGGGTTGGTTCATGAGCCGGTTCAGCGCGTACCGAGGAAAGCTTGGTGTAGGATACCCTTGAGCGGACTGGAGAAAATCGTTTTCAGACCCGCCCATGCGCTGCCGGCACCCCGGGCATTCAAGGTCTTCAAGGGGCACATTAGTGCCCAGGGTGTTGGAACGCGCCAGGCGCCAGTTTTCAAGACAGGTCCTGTGCTGAGGAGGCGCGTTGGGTGCCAGGAACCCTTCCGAGGTTTTGCAGTGCAGGACGGGTGTTTCTGTAAAGACGTCATCGTGGCACATCGGGCATACCGTTTCAGGTCGCTGGGCCGCCCTGAATTCCTCCAGAGATAAAGGATGGTAATGACGGTCCCGGAATCGCGCCAAGGCTTGCTCTCGTAGCCGCACCTCGGCGTCATAGCCTCTCTTCAGATTCCTTATGCCGGGGAGCCTTTCGAGGAAACTAGAGGACAACAGCCTCTGTAACGCCTGGTACGCCGTAAAGAGCTGTACCGCAAATATATACATAAACTCGAGGACGGTCAGCTTTCTTTTCTGTATGTTTCGGGCGAGGCCGGGCAGCAGAGGGTCTCGGTTTTTCTGATAATACTTGTGAACCGTGCTCAGGTCATGAAGCGCATAATACTCGTTTTTTAATCCCTGGATTCCTAGAAACAAAGAGGTGTTGAATAAGACCGTGTCGGTCGCTTTACGGAGAGGCTTTTCTTTCTGGATGGCGTCTTTTCTCACCTCGCTATTTCGCCGGTAAGGATGGAACGCACCCGTTGAAGAATCCCATGAAATTCGATTGCCGGACTGTTGAGAAAGCTCTTGGTATCTCATGTTTCTTTTTTCTTTAAAAAAAAAAAAGCATCTACTACTTACATCCCCGAGGTCTTCCTCATGGACTGGGACTGCATGGCGTGCTGCACGCTCTGGAGCTTGCGGCTCTGTTGGTTGGCGACGGCCTGCTCCTGCTGCATGGCGCGGTTGATGGGGTAGCTGCCGCAGCGGGGGTACACCTCGGCACCCGAAGGCACCTGGCCAAAGTTGCCGGTGATGGTGTTGAGCTGGTTCAGGCCAATGGTGCGGACGCCGGCGTTGTAGCAGTCCATGTCAGTATCGGCGTTGCGGCACGACTCGTACCCCTCGGCGGACCCTGAGGACTTGATGTCAAAGTTGTTGCGGAAGCCTTCGGCGTCCAGGTTGATGTACTCCATGTACTGGGGGCGGAGGTAGTTCTCGACCTGCACACGGTCGAGGGGGCTGTTGCACCCGGGGGATTTGGTGTAGAAGGAATCGACGCACACGGGGCGGTTGGTGAGGTCAAACCCGCTCCACACGGGGCAGACCATGAGGTCCGGGTTCTCGAACCGGTCCGATTGGATACGATTGGCCCAACCCTGGTCAACTTTGCATGTACGAAGCGAACCGTTCAGACTGAGATTCGACATTTTATTTTATGTTTATTGAAACCAACGAAAAAAAAATATTATTTTTTTTTTTCATTAATTTTCAACACGTTGATATTTTTCATCATTTAAAGATGTTGGTGTGAATTATAAAAAAAAAAATGTCGCTGGGTTTTATCATCGAAGACGCGCAAGGCTGGCTGAGCAAGGCACAAAAGGAAAAAATCAAGGTCTGGTTCAGGGGTCATTTCGACAAGGAAAAGAAGGATTATTCCGAGGTCCTTGAGACCATCCATTACCAGGACCCTGACAAGGGAACGTACCGTTCCGTAGAACTGGTGGAGGAGTCTCCCATGCTTTACAGGGTGCGGCTGGGTATCCTGTCCACGACGGACTCGGCCCGATACCGTCTCCACACCAAGCTGAGGAACAAGGCCGTTGGTCGGAGCTCGTGCCTGGACAGGGAGGACCTAAAGATGTACCACCGGCTCTTGCAGAGCCCGGCTATCCAGATGATGCCCACCGAGGTGGCGTTCCCTGACCCAGACACCGTCCGTCGCGAGAGGGAGAATTACGAGCAATTCATTCAAATGTGTCCGAACCCTACACTCAAGGAATATTTTTCGCTCTGTCTAAATTAAAAAAAAAATATTGAAAAGAATAAAATGAGAAATTGGCTGGGTTTAGTTCTTCTTTCTTGGAGCGTCGTCGTCTCGGGCGCCAGCGCCGTGCTCCGAGGAGCCGTCGAGGTTGATAAAAATACCACCGAATGGGCGTGGGAGACAAGGGACAGCAAGGTATTCTTAAACGACAACGAGGTCCACCTGCGCGGCCTCTCGTGGTTCGGTTTCGAGACGCAGGATTTTGTCATCAACGGGCTGTGGTCCCACCCCATGACCTGGTATTTCGACCTCTTGTCGGGGTTGGGTATTAACGCCATCCGTCTCCCTTTTTCCGCAGAATGGATTTATTACAATTTTGAAAAATACCCTTATGACGGCCTTGTGAGCGCAGACCCCGAGTCGCAGCATCAGCAGTCCATCGCCATCCTCGACCGCTTTTTCGACGAGGCAGAAAGCCACGGCATCGTGGTCCTCCTGGACCTTCATCGTCTCCACAAGGAATACATCTCTGAACTCTGGTACTCCCCCACAGACCAAGAGTACACCACCGACACTTTTTACAGCACCTGGTTCCGCATCCTCGACCGGTACAAGGACAGGCCGAATCTGATGGGTATCGACCTTTTAAACGAGCCCCATGGGCAGGCCACCTTTGGTAGCAACAATCCCTCCAACGACTGGAGGCTTTTTGTCCAGAGCGCACTTCCCAAGATAAGCGAACGGTATTCTGATAAACGGTGGCTTTATTTTGTCGAAGGTATCGAATGGGGACACACGTTTCGTGATTACGCCTCCCATCCGTTTGACCTTCCTGAATCGATTCAAAAACAAATCGTGTTTAGTCCTCATGTCTATGGAAAAAGCGTGGTATGGTCGACTCCTACCGACCCTACTATCCTACGACACCTATGGGAAAATGACTATGGCTACCTCATCGACATGGGAAAAACCGTCATCCCCGGGGAGTGGGGTGGTCAGACCAACCTCGACGCCGGATGGATGAATATGTTTGCTGACTATCTTCTAGACAAAAAGAGTAACAATAATTTCTTGTGGTCGCTGGGACCCAATTCAGGGGATGTCGCCGGGCTCCTCCTAGAGAATTGGACCGACCTCGACGCCTTCAAGGTGGCCCTCCTGCACCGGCTGATGCCCGACCCCACTCGCTTCTCCTTCCGCTAAGTGATGATGAATGTGGTCCTGTAGCATACGGGTCGCCAGCATCACTGATTCGTTTGTTCCCCAGATTTCAAACTCGCCCATGCGGTAAAACAGGTAGAGGGCTCCCGACCTCTCGGTGATGGCTTTCAGCCACCGGCCCTCCCGGCCAATGACGCGGCCCGCCATGTCCATCGGCAGGGGCGCAAAGACCCGATTGACACAGACCGAGTAAAAGAGGCACGGTGGCGAGTAGATGCCCGGGATGGGGTTCCAGGCCAGGGTCTCCTGTAGGGTCTCTGGGTTCCTCACCCAGACGTGCCCGGGGTAGTCCTGGATAATTCGTGTGTACATCATAGGATTGATTGTCTGTAGAGAGAAAAAAAAAAGAAAACAATTTCAT